AATCGCCATAACAAGGGCGTGATAATAGTATTCAAGCCTGTTTACAAGCTTATTCATTTCGGACTGTAGCCAGTCCCATACAGCTTTTGCTTTGCCCTGAATATCTCCCCAATTGTTTTTCCAGGCAAGCGCAAGAGCAGCAACCACAGCAATGATAGCTGCAATAGGGAGAGCCAAGCCTGAGAGAGTTGTCAGGAATCCAGTAATAGCGAGTTTGGCAGAGGCAAAAGCTGTGGCCAGCACTCCGCCAGTTCCCACGGCAGTAGCGAGAGTTCCGATTGAGGATACTACCGCGCCCACAAGCATGAGGATCGGACCGAGTGCGGTAATGAATGCTGTAAACGCAATTGCTCCCAATTGGACTGGTTCAGGCAGCGCTGCAAATCCTTCTACAAATGCAGATATAGCCGGGAGTGCGACATTCTCGATGAAAGGAATCAGTGTTCCTGTCAGGATCGGAAGCAGATCCTGGGTGATAAGTGGAATTATCTGCCCTTGTATAATTGGAAGCAGGTCGGCCTGAAGATCCCGTGCGGCTTCCGTAAGCGCGAGCATTGGATTCGAATCGGCAACGTCTTTAGCAGCCTTATCCGTCGCGCCTGCAACGTCCTGGACGTTTTGTATCCCGGAGGCTGTGGCATCAATTACCTGAGCTTTTACGTCCTCCCATTGAGTTCCGAACAGGGCAACCCCGGCTATATTACGTTTTACAGGGTCCTCGATAGCCATAAGTCCGGCAACAGTAGCAATAAAAGCCTCTTTTGCAGAGTCCCCACCGGCTGCTATTTTCTGGGACATCTCGTCCGCGCTTAAACCGATAGCTGCGAACCTGCTTATTGTAAGATCTGAACCGTCCTGGGCACGAATATTGAACTCTTTGACTGCGTCAGCTACTTTATCAAGGTTCCAGGCTCCCGCCTCTGCACCCGAAATCAGAATAGCTAGAAACTCGTCTGCAGAAACACCCATGGCCTGAAACTGCGGAGCATATTCCCGGAGGGTATCCAGGAGTTCTTTTGAAAAATCCCCGCCTTGCTGATAGCCTGTTGTGATGATGTCCAGGGCGTGCTGTCCATCTATCCCGAAGTTCCGCATTAGGACGCCTGCAGCTGCTGTTACTTCGTTGACATCATCCCCGAAAAGTTCAGATATTGTGATTGCTCCAGAAGCGACTGATTCAAGTTCTTGACCGGCGAGGTCACCCATGTTTTGCCGGACTGAAACAATAACCTGATTAACCGCGTCTATTGAGTCTCCGAAGCCGTTTTTCCAGACGTTCATTGCTGCGTCTGTAAGCTTGTTTGCTTCTTCTGCTGTAAGGCCGAGGGAAGCCTTTACCTGTCCCTGAGATTTTCCAACATCGTTAGCCCAATTAACCAGAAGAGCACCAGTACCGGCAATAGCAAGGATCGGAACAGTTATCCCGGCTGCCATACTGGTTCCGGCTGAACTGAGTGATTTCCCCATCGTCTCGAACTGTTTTCCCACTTTCCCAACTTCAGTCTGAACTTGAGAGAAGACACGGGACAGTTCTTTCATATCTCCGATAATGGAAACAACCAGTTCACCAGCACTCATTTTTCCACCGTTTTATTATAAAGTTACTCGTTTTTTGACCGTGTTTTAGTCGGAACAGTTTTTGATTACCTAGAAACTTTCCAAGCTCCGTTCTCGCTTTGGCCTTCTGGATGTGCCTCTTTGAATTTCTCCAGTCCTGAAACACCACTGGATTTCACGGCTTCAGCAGGATCTTTGCCCTGCATGATTTCTCCGAGGACTCCCCAGAATACCTGAGCTGACAACTTTCGAGCTTCCCATCCTTTCCGATAATACATTATGATCTGGTCAAGGGTCATTTCATCAAGCAGGTAGTCCTTTGTCGCCCAGGCATACATCTCTCCGAGTTGGGAGATTATGTCCCAGATGGTGAGTTTTTTCCGTCTTCGCCTCCAGCTTCTCCCTCATCTTTCAGCTGAGTCATTCCGGAGAAAACGAACTTGACAAAACCTAACAGTTTGTTAGCCGGGATATTGTCAAGAAGCCAATCCTTTGTGATTTTTTTATTTGAGTGTTGGCAAATCATAGCTACGATTTCAAGCATGTCCTCAAGGACTGACATGTCAAGATTTTCCTCAGTGACGTTCTCCAGCTTCTTCACATCATATTTTTTCGAGAAATCAATGAATTTGAGGGTTGTCCTTGCCGGAATAAAGGAAAGATCAACCTGCTCACCTCTCAGGTCAGCTGTCCTTTTCGGGGGTTCGAGAATTTCAAAATGGTCAAGGAGGTCAGTCAGGATTAGACCCCCTGTTCATCGTAGATCTCGAACAACTGATCGCCAGCAGTCCTGGTTGGATCGATAATACCTCTGAGTTCGATTGGCGGTTTCATTGGTTCGTCTCCGTCATCGTCAGGCAGAGATAGCTCCAGACCTCCCTGGTTCTTTGCTGCATAGACAGTGATCCTGAACTCCTTCCCGGCTGCGTTGGTATTCGTCAGCCGGACCACACGCGGGTTAATGGTGTTGAGACCACCGCTTGAGAGTTTCACTGAAGCATTTGGTGTGTAAGAATAGTCAACGAGAATACCTTCTCCGGATGTAATCACTGTAGAAGCTGCTACCCTGCCGATACAGGTAAACCCGGATGCATCCACGGCGACTACGTAATCTGTATTCCGGACAGCTGCATTCCCAGAAGCATCCGTGACAACGATAGACTCAACTTCTGAGCCGTCACCCATTTTGTGGTTCAGCCTGACAAGTCCGGTTCCTGTTAGAGTGTGGGCTTCATTTTCAACTGAGACGGCATCTCCAGCCACAGTATCTACAAGATCCATTCCACCTCTGATAAGGGCAAGGTTCTCAAGATCCACTTCCCACATCTCAACCTTCACAGTCGCGGTGTGGTTTATCACAGGCCCCTGAATCTCTGGAGCGTTACTCGGCTTGAATACTGCAGCCTCAAATTCTTCTGTGAATTCTATGCCGGTTGCAACTCCGATGTTTGTGAGGTTGTCTACATCCTCACCTACCTCGATCTTTGCAGACCCGAAACGGATCGTATTCGGCTTCTGAACAGTTGTCTGGTAGTTGACCATTTGTTTTTCACTTCCTGAATATTACTTTGAAATCATACGGAATATGATACACTCCGGGCAGGTCCTCATACTGGTCCGGAGCTTCGATAGGGATAATTCGGATAATTTCAATGCCTGAAACAATCCCGGAGAATCCTTCAAGGGCAGCCTCAACGACCTGAGAGAGTTGCTGAACCTGCAGGTAATCTTCTGCCCAGCAGGAAATCTGAAATCTTGGGGATCCTGAAATCTGGCGGTAAGGATTCGAGGGTTTGTGAATTGACAAGGCAGGAAGAGTGCATCCAAGAGGGAGCTTGAAAGGGTGGATCCGAGTGCCTACAAAACTCTTGACAGCTGTATTGCTTGTCAGAATGGTCCGGATCGCTTCATCTATGATCGTCATTTGCGTTTCCTCAGGACTCGCTTGATGCTCTCTTCGAAGGCTTTCTGGATCTCCTCTTCATTCTCGTCAAGGGCAGGTCTAAGGAAGGGTCTTGGCTGCTGGTGGAATCTACGGCCAAGTCTATCTGTACCCATGAAACCCTTTTCGAGCCTCATCATATGACTCAGAGTACCACCCACCTGAGAAACACATCTGTCAGGAGAGTTTTCTTTTCTGACTTCTCTGATGTTACGCCTCGTAGCACCTGTGATTACTTCAGGAAAATCTGGGTGACCCTTGCCTACATTGATCTTAGCTTCCCTGACAACGACTGCTGCTCCAGCTGAGGTGGCCTGAGGGAGTACGGCCTGCATTTCTGCATCGATTTGCCGAAACTTCGCTTGTAAATCCTTGATGCCCTTTACCTTGACCCGGAACATTTCAGCCATCAAGTCCTCCCTAGAAGGAAAGCAATGACTCCAAGAATCAGCCCTACTAAAAGCTCGAGAACAACAGCTGAAAGTTTTGAATTCATCCGTTCCATTCTGTTCTCAAGCCTCTCCATTCCTTTTTCAAGTCTATCCTGGTCTTCTTTCCTGTCTTCCCTTTCCTGAAATATGCAACCTTGTACCTCGCCCCTAAGCTTTTCTCTGTACTTCTCACACTGCTCATGGGTCACTGTACCACATTCTACCATTTTTGCCCCCAAGATCAGCCGCGTTTTTTCACAGCTTTCAGTTCAACCTCGAGATGATCTATCTCGTACTCGCCGCTTGCGTTCATGAAAAGCTCGTACAGGACTTCGACATGCAGTACCTTGTAAGGGCCTTCATACCCATGGACATTGCTTGTGACAATATCTCCTTCTTGGATCACGGTTTCAGGAGGGAGAAATAGAAGAGGCTCAGAAACGATGTAATCCCCACTTTCAAGAGACTGAATGCCTCCGGACCTGGAAGCCTGTGAGAACCTGCATGAGCTAGGGTTGGAGGTTGTAGTGAGTTGGGGAGTCCCCACTCCATTTGTTACAGGTTCTGCCGGTCCGGAGGCAAGTGAGGTCCCCTCGTGTTCATCATGAATTGTTTCGCCTTCCTGGAAAGTTCCGGAAACATTCGAGAGGATCAGATAACCAGCTGCATCTCCAGCGGTCCAGGACCCTGACTCAAGAACTATTTCCTTGATGGTCCCCTTTGCTCCAGAGGCTACCCCTATCAGAAGATCTTCTTCCAGAAAAGCTGAGGATCCGGACTCAAAGGAAAGTTTCTGGTCCTGGGTACTGCTCAGGATGTTGCAGGTGTGAATCATTCCAAGCATTAGAGATCCGATCATGTTCAGTCCTCGTGGTTCACAGTCCTGATCCCAACTCGTCCGTAAGGTATGCGGAGTTTGCCTGCGTACCTGTACTTTTTCATGTACTTCGCGGCTTCATTTTCATGGTCCTGGATGTCCTGGTCGATAGTGTTCTGTTGCTCACTATTTCCTATTTTGACTCTGGCAGGAAGTTCTCCGTTAATCCTCATCTTACGAAGGACGGCAGCTGCTGAGAGATGAATGCAGGCCAGATTAAGGAGATCGTTGTCGCTGTCATCTACATTTCCTCCAGTCTGCGTAGCTACAGCTCTTGAGGTCCTTATTATGAGTTCAGCAATACCCTCGTCTGTAACTGACCTGGGATTGACTTCAGCACGAACTTCAGAGACGGAACACAGGACCATTCAGCTCACCGTTTAGCTTGTTCCAAGGCTGGTAATCTTACAGACACATGGGTCGGTCAACGTGTCCGGATCAAGGTGTTTGAACCGTGGAACCAGAGCACCGACCTGCTCCATCATGATGTCGCCCTTCGGTCTGCCGCCATCATACCAGAGATCATTTTCCGGGACCTGAAGTTCAATGATGTCGAAGAATCTGAGGTTCTCCTGAGAAGCTATGGGGCTTACCATTGCGGTTCCGGCTGCGAGATCAGGGACTTCATAGATCTGTCCTGGCTGTGATCCGTTTGGTGCTGCGGCGTTAAGGATTTTCAGGATTGCAGCGGTTTCTTCTTTTCCTGTGTCATTCTCGGAGTCCATGAGCTCAGCATAGTTGAAAGGAGCAAGGGAAAGGTTGTATCCACGGGAATAGACGCCACTCAGCTTGAGTTTTGAAATTGCAGCGACGACTGCAGATTTAACGTTTCCATAACTTCCAGAATCTTCCCCGATAACAGAGTTTCCAGCCACCTGGTACATCCCTTTGATTAGGTAATTTGTACCCTGCGGTTTCCAACCATCAGCAATGATTTTGTCCTGCTCCCTTGCGATTTTTGCAGTCATATCGGTACTGATGTCTGCCTCAATCGGGATTTTCTTCTTCTGATATGCCAGCCAATCACGGTACTTGATACGCACCATGTCTTGCTGGACAGGGACGCGAACCTGAAGACTCTCGATGTCAATAGTGTCCTCGATGTCTTTCTGGATGTCGTAGTTTGTGATTGCGCCGCTACGAGCTACATAACGCAGCGTTTCGACGGTGAGGACACCGAGCCCCTGACCTGAGAGTTCTGGATTGATTGGCATGAGCTGTCTACCGACCGACTGAGCAGTCAGTACCGAAATAATAGTCGGATCAAACAGATCCTTGAGATGTGTGAGAAGTGCGTTTCCACCTGTCATGATTTCACTTCCTCGTAAGTACCCAGATTGCAGCTGCTGCGCTTGAAGCGTCTACTGACTGATCCGCATCAGCTACGATATCATCAGTACCAGGAGTTCCAGCACTCAAGAAGCCGTCAGCAACTTCCTTCAGAGGCTGTCCTTTTGTTACATTTTGACCTGATGCAAGTCGGCCTCTTATTCTCTTACCTGCACCCATTTCAACAGCTGCCCAGTCGCCAACCGCAAAAGCAGTGTCAATGGTTTTTGGCTTGTCAGGGGAAGCTTCATACGATAGATATCCTATCGCGTTTCCCGTGCCTGTGAACTCTTTGACATAGTTGTCAGTCGTATCTATCATTACACGGATACCAGGTAAACACTTAGAGGCTGTTGCATTAGGCCCTATCTGGAAATATTCAACATCAATGCCTGGACCCTGTCTGGTCATGTTGTCTACAGGCCTAAATCCTGGTTGTACTGCCATCTGCTCAGGCCCCCTGTGAGAACGATTTTGAGAACGGGTCAAAGATTGGACTCTTGTTTCCACCGCTCCCACTCACATTATACTGGATTGGGTCACTCCCAGATGCGCTCACTTTATTCTCATGATCAGCAGCGAGCTTTTCAAAGTCTGCTGCAGATAGGGTTGTGAATTCATCCGGTTTCGTATCAATTCCAAGATGTGCTTTTCTGGCAGCTACGAATCTGGCACGAGCTGCAGCAAGATTATTCCTTGCTTCAACTTCCTTGTCGTGGTCCGCTATGGCAGCTGCAATTCTTTCATCCAGTTCTTTCATGGGTATGGACTCCGCCTTCTCAAGTTCAAGTGAGGCTGCAAGCTTTGTTTTGTCTGCAAGTTCTTTGGTAATTTTTTGGTTACTTGCAGTCAGTTCCGCAACCTGTGTTTCAAGCGCAGGAACGCTCTCAGCCTTCGGCTTGAGCTCTTCAATGAGCTTGTCTTTTTCCGCGATCTGTTTTTTCAGATCCTCAATTGTTTCGTCTGGTATGGTTTCATCTCCTGATGCTGCGATTTTGAAAGGAGAGGTGATGTGAACTTTCTTTTTGCCGTCAGCAGACGCTGAAACGACACTCCATTTTGCGCCTTCCCAGGCAGGATTATTTACGATTGTGATTGATTCGATGGTTATACCGTGTGCCCACCCTCCGGAGTCTATTTCCTGTATGCCGGCAAAAATACTCCAGAAAGGTTTCCAGGTTCCATCCTCGATTTTCTGAACTGCTATCGAGTCAGTGATCTCAGCCTTGCAGGATACGTTGTCACCATCTCGACCAGCATCGACAGCGTGACCAATTTCGGATTTAGGGTCGCCCATGATGTCACAAACGTGAGGATCGACGCGAGAACAGATCCGGACAACGGATGTTTTGAGGCTTTTGATAGCGTTATCTGCTTCAGCGAACGGTACGCCCCAACCATTCGTGTTTAATATGCCCAGGGGGAACGCTGTCCCCTCGATAAAAAGTGACATTTTACAATGTTAACGCTGTTAACAATTATAAATATATCTATTATTAAACTGTATAATTGTAGGAAGATCTAAAAAGAAAAAAGGAATTACAAGAAGCAAAGGAAAAGCTGAATCTGTTCGTTCTATTTATCAGCTAATTTATTCTTTTTTCAATAAATTTTTTATGGAATCAAACACTGCCGTTTTTCCGTTTGTAATGAATGACAGAAACATGCCC